TTGGTGTTTAGTAAATTCTTCATCTGATATTTTGTTTATAGGTTTGACTGACATAAACTCAATAAGTTTCTTAATAATACTATAAGGTTCGTTCTCACTAGAAAATACAAGCCACTTAATATTATGTTTTATTGAATATAATAACATAAAAAATAAAGTAACTGTTGTTTTACCTGAATTGGCGTGTCCTAGTATAATATTAAAATTCCCAAACTTAAACCTAAAATATTGGTCTATATCTGGGAATCCTAAAGACAATCCTTCTTTGACTTTGCCAGTCCTTATATCGTGTATCTTACTTATCTGGTCATCAAAATTAATCAGCATCTTTTTCGGTATCTCTAACTAAAATTAATAAAATTAAATAACCTACTAAATCATATAACGTATCTTCTGTTTTGTCATTAATGCCCTTGTTTTTTATTCTCATTAGCTTGTCGTCTAGTCGAGCTTTAATCGCTTCTTCTGCTCCTAGCTTTGAAAATATATTTACAGGGTCTTGTGCAGTATTGCCATATGCTTTGTTTTTAGCTATTAGCAATTCAGTTAAATGGTTAGTTATTTGTCGTATCTGTTGCTCCATTAAAAAGGTAAATCTTGTACTACTTCTCTATCTGGATTATGTTGAGCATTTGTCACAGCTTCTTTTACTTCTTTTACTATAGGAGTGTTAGATTCTATTCTCCACCCTATAATACTATTAAAGTACTTTACTTCGCCTTGCGGACTTGTCCACTCTCGACCTCTTAAGTTTATATCAATACTTACACTATCGCCTACATTGTATTCATCTAATAAGTATGTCTTTTCTTTTGTAAACTCAAGTTGTAATGTTTGTGGATATTGGTCATCAGTTGTTAATACTAATGGTCTTACTCTAAAGTTATTTGCAAACTCTTTAGTTTCTCCTATTGATTTAATTGTTCCTGTTAATTTCATTTTAATATGTCGTTAAATTGGTTAGTAAATTGTTCTACTTCGTCTAGTTTAATTTTACCAGAACTTGCTAATTCTATAGCTCCTTTAAATGCTACTTGTCTTAAAATACTATTATGAGTATCATTTGCTCTTACAGGTTTGTCTTGTAAGTAAACAAGTTTAGCAGTTCCGTATTCTTCGTTAGTGATTTCGTAATCAATAACATCGCCTACCTTCTTTTTAAATTCTCCTTTTGAAAGAAAAGTATAAGCGTTACCATTTGCGAGAAAGACCTCACTTTTTGTAAAAGTACCGTGTTTTAAAATCGCACTTCCTTTTGACCTAATGTCTGTAATTTTACTTTGCATAGTTAAATATAATTAATTTTTTGTTTCTAAATAATTCTCTGTTTCTAGTTCTTCTAAAATTTCGTTCTTTGCGTTTAGCAATCTAATAGTGATTTTTAAATCTTCTATCTCTTTGTTTTGTTTGTGAACGTGTCTAGTTAAGAAATTTATTCTATTATGTAGACGTTCAATTTCTTTGTTAAACCCTTCTTTACTTAAGTGTAGTGTCATTGTAAGTTTTTAAGTGTGTTAATTCTATCATTGTAGCTATTGTATCTAAATAAGTTTCTTCAGATACATCTCCTGACTTATATAATCTAGTAACGTGTTCTAGTAATCTATAGTCAGATTCAATTAAAAGTTTTTGTAATCTATTCATAGTAAATGTTTTATTTTTTACTAAACTAATTAAAAAAAGTTAATAAATCAAGTGTTTATAAAAAAAAAGGGGAAAAATTAATCTCCCCTCTTAAAAACAAAACACTTACCGAATATTTAGGTTATAAAACCTATTAGATAAGAATTTACAAAGATAGTCGTTTATTCTCTATTTCCAACTTATTTTTAAAGTATTCCACTTTTTCGTGCAAGTCAGTCATACTAAACTTTACTACTTCTTTTGACTTATTATAAAGTCGTTTAGAAAGACCTTTTGACTTTTTATCTAATGCTAAACTAAACTGATATTGACGACCATATCTAAAACGATTACAATATTGACATTGTGCAGCTACGTTTCTTTCGTCCCAACGTACCGACATTTCTTTGCGAGATATAAAATGACCTGCGTCTAATTCGTTCCACTTAAACTCTCTTTGACAAGTTATACATTTACAGAAACCTTTTTTATCTGCATCTCTTTTGCGTATGTATTCGCTAAATATTCTGTCAAGTTTGTTTATAAGACCTTTACGACTAATCTTTCTCATTTGTCCATTGCTCTTAAAAACTGGTCGCCAGTTGCTTTGTCAAGAGTTTTAATAGCTAGATATATTTGTCTGCTTTGTTTTTTAACTTCTTGTTTCTCTTTTTTTGTACTGTCACTACCTAAATTTGCATATAACGTAGAATCCAGTTCTAGCAACCTGTCTATTTTGCCTTTGTCACTTACTCTTTTATAATTAAGTATTTTGTCTATCATAAATGTTAACATATTGTCAAATATATAAAATTAGAATTAAAAGAAAAGAAAGAAAAAGAGTAAAAAGAAAGAAAAGAAAAAGTCCCCCTAGAAAAACAAAATTCAAATTTATCTGTTCCAACAAGCGTCCATCTTTATTAGGGTCTTGAAGTTTAGCTAAAAGCGAAAGCAAATATATATAAAATTTATTTACCTTGACCTTTATAGCGTTTAAAATAATTTTTTGATGTTTTCACTTTAGAAGATTTAGATTTAGCGTGTATGCCCTTCCTTTTGCGCTTATTTGACTTGTATATGTTTACTACTACTTTAGGCATTACTTATTTCCTTTTACAGCAGAACCATAATAAAAACCAAATATAGAAAGAACTATACCTTGACAAATACCTAAAATATTTATAAATACTTCTTTATTATTTTCTGGTACATCTAAATAAACAACTGCATAAATCATAAAACAAAAACTTAAAAGACCTACAATACCAGTAAATGAGTGCATATAATCTTTTTTACCTGTCTTTGCTATTTCTACTTCTCTTTTTCTAGCACTATCTCTATCTGCTACTTCTAATTCGTATAATTCTTTAATCTGACTATGTACTTGTGCCTTATCTTCTGGACTAATATTTTCGTCTTTGTCTATTAAGTTTTTAACAATACCAAGCACTCCTGCATCAGGTAATAGATTACCTGCTATACCTAAAATGTTAGGTGCTATTTTACCTACAAGTTTTCCAACTTTAGTGTCTTTGAATTTCTTTTTATCAGGCATTAGTTATATCAATGTATTTAGTTTTACCGTCGTCTCTAACAGCTTTTAATATCTTGTTTCTGTTTTTATCTTCACTAACATAAGAAACGTGTACCCAGTCAGGATTATCTTCATTACCAAATTCCCATATCATCTGGTCAAAGTCAATATTCTCCTTTATGTAATTAAACATCTCTTTATTTGTTTTGTGTCCGTATATATCGTCAATATCAATAGCACGTCCTTGACAATGCTGTGAGCGTGAAGAACCTCCTATAGCTTCATTTAAAGCAGTTGACCTATAAAAAGAATTTATTTTAATTGCACCACCGACCCATTCTCTTAAAGGTTCAAATACTTTTTCTGCTACTAACTTCATATTACTTAAACTATCTCCATTAGGCGTATTATCTATTCCTAATCGTAAAGCTGTAATGCTTTTAGTTGCTTCTTTTTCTGATATATGCTTACTAATCATCTGTACTTATTCTTGTATATTTAGAACTGTCTATTGCTTCTTGCATTTCTTCTACAGGTGCTTTTATTGTTAAAGAAATATCAGCGTCCCATCTACCTACTAAACTGCTTCCTTTATATATAAATATAACTGGTACAGCTTTTATTTGACGTTTAATGTTTGGTTGTTGGTCTTCTAATAATGCTTTTACTATTCTAGCACCTTTAATCTGATTTAGCTGCTTATAATCATTCCTAGAGTTCCAAGTAGTATTAATATGTAGAACTGTATATTCTTGACTACTCGCTATAGCATATACAAACAACGCAATTAGGACAATTAAATTTTTCATCTCTGTATAATTTCATATAACTTCTCATCGATTTTATCTAATTTATTGCTGTTTTCCTCAACTTGCTTTGCTGTATTTTCGATTGTTTCACGGATTAACTGGTCTTTCAAATCGTATTCAGTTCGTGATATGCTAGGTTCTGGAAGTAGTTTAGCTTCTTCTATACCTGCGTTTAGGTCGGTGTACATTAAAGCAAGTGAAACAGCCCCTGCTATTACGATACCAATGGTTCTTAAATCCAGCGTTAGCTTTGTGTTTTCACTTACTTCGTTTTTCATTTTAATTAACTTTTATCTTCTTCTTTAATTTCTTCATAAGAACCATCTTCCAAGTTGATATTTATTTTACCATACTTTTCTTCTAGCTCTTTTTTGAACTTATTTTCTTCCTCTTGAATACCTGCCCACAAATGTAGTAATCCGTGTTTCTGTACTTCAAGCTGTCCCAAGTCGTGCTTAATAGCAGCGAACTTCTTTTGTGATTCTTGTAATGATTCTAATTCTTCTTTAGTAATTTTTGACATTGTATTAAATTTAAAGTTATATCCAAATATAGTAAATTAATCCCAGTCAGGTCTTAATGTTTCATCTACTGGGTTTATTTGTAATTCAATTTGATTATCTAAATTTTCTTTCATCGCTTCAACATCTAATCCTGCTTCTAACCAAGCGACTACATCGTCTTTAGTTAAGTCAGCATAAGGAATAAAGTTGTCTGGGTCATAAGTCACACCTAACGTACCTATTGAACTTGCTGTATGTTCTCCTGATTCGTCTTGTGCGATATAACTCCAATGTACTGTGTAGATAACATCGCTGTTATCGCCTTCTTGAATTTTTGCGTCTAACGCATTAATTTTCCAATTATAAGTATTTGCCATAATTAATTATTTATTTGTGCTTTTAAAGTTTCTATTTCTGCTTTTAATTCTTGTATTGATTTTAATAGTATAGGTACTACTTTAGAGTAATCTACACTTTGATAATTTTCTCCGTCTTTTTCTCCGTTTACTGCTTGAGGAAGTGCTTCTTGTAGTTCGTGTGCTTGTACACCATAAGCTCTTGTACCTGACTTTTTCCATTGAAAATCATATACAGGTATATTGCTTACTATGTCTAATCCGTTAAAATCTTGATAATCTTCTTTTAATCTATAGTCAGAACTTGTACCATAAGCAGTTGTATTTGTTGAACCATTAACTGTTATTTCTCCACAATCTGTAAAAGTAGAATCTCTAAATTCTATTGCTTTAACATTATTATTGGCATTATCTCCTGTTTGAATTACACAAATTGTTGATGTGCCTGTAGGAGCTTTGACGTGCATTCTTGAACCTGATGAACTTGCAACTCCTATTGCTAATTTACCACTATCTATTACAACAGTACTACTGCTTATAGAGGTATAGAATAGATAAGGGTCACCTAAAAATCCTGCTGTTAAATCACCATCTACAACTAAATCATTATACATTGTAATATTACCAGAACTATTGATACGCATTCTTTCTGAACGAGAAGTACCACCCCAATAATCAAAGATTAGGTTACCACTATCAAATCTAATTTCAGATTGTTTACCAGAATCACCACTATCAACTAACATTAATTGAGGAGCGCCTTGTGAACCTGCATTTTGAAGTAATAATCTTGAGTTTCTTGCATCTGTTGTTCCTATTCCTACGTTTCCAGAACTGTCAATGGTCATTCTTGTAGCAGTACCTACAGTTCCTGAATTAGCTATTTTAAATTTATCACCATCAGAATTATCAATACCCATTGTATATTCGCTAACACCTGTCAATCTAAAAGACATAACAGCATCACCTGTGCTGTCTTGGTCAATCATAAATTGTTTACCACTCGTGTCATTTGCGTAAAGATGTAAATTTAAATCAGGAGAATCAGTTCCAATTCCTACTGCTGAAGCATCTAATATTAAATTTCTACTTGTTCCTCCAACATCTTGAGATTTTAATATTATATTTCTATTTGCTCCTGTATCTGACCTTGTACTTTGTATTAATAATTCTGTGTTTCTTACATTACTTGTAGTTCCACCTCTTATTGTAGATACAGTTAAAGGCGTATCATTGTTTGAAGCAGTAGCTAAAGCATTTACTGTAAATTTTGTACTTAAAGAAGTTTCTCCAATACCTACATTCCCTGAACTATCTATACGCATTCTTTCTGTTCCTGTTAAGGTTGTATTATTAGCTGCCGTATAAAATTTAATTTGATTTACTGCATTAGCTGCTGATACACCACCACCAATAGAAACAGCACCTCCTGTAACACTTGAACTAGAGGTAATTAGCATTCCTGTTACATTTTCCTCGCTATTAGTATAATGTCTACCTGTAATAGCACCATATTTAGTAGTTGCGTCTGATGTAGTATTAGATAATCGAAGTTGAGAAGATAAACCGCTATTAACAATATCTAATTTAGCACTAGGCGAATCAGTTCCAATTCCTACTTGACCATTTTTTACAACTAATCCATCTGTATCAGTTCCATTATGTCTTGTACCTAATATAAGATATGAAGTACCACTATAATTTTGCTTTATATAAACCCCAAAATTATAACTACCATCAGAATCATTAATACGAATAGATTTTCTATTGGAAACACATAATCCAGTATCAGCAGGAGCTGTTGTAAGATGTGTTCCTATTTGTAATGGCACTTGAGGCGAATCAGTCCCAATGCCGACGTTACCTGAACTATCTATACGCATTCTTTCTGAACCTGCTGTTACAAATTGCATTGAATCGTCAGAATGAGCATAAGTTAAAGAACCTCTATAGTTTGAAGCTGCATCTCCAAATCTAATTTGACCTAAACTGCTTGAACCTGAATTTATTTGTATTGAATTGTTTGCATTTTGTTCAAGATATAATAATGTGTTTGTATCTGCACTTGCTCCTGTAATTGTAGAGCCAACTATATGTAGCTTTTTATCAGGCGAATCAGTTCCAATTCCAACGTTTCCTCCATTAGGATTTAAAGCTAATGGATAATTAATTGATAAATTATTAGCGTCTTGTGATTGAAACCACCCAGTCCAAGGCGAAACATTTAACATTCCAGATGATATAAAATGACTTCCCGTACCCCTTATTGATAATGAACCTGTTTGGGAAGTTCCGCTACTTGCTGGACTACCTTGAGTTCCCCTAACATCCAAGCGTAATGTAGGCGAAGTAGTTCCGATTCCTACGTTGCCTGAACTATCAATAACCATTCTATTAGAAACTCCAGCAGTTCTAAAATTAAAACTATTAGTGCTATGACTATAAGTAAGAGCACCCACATCGTTATCTGTATCTCCAAATAAAATACCTGATTCAACTGTTGTTGGTGTCAAAAACTGTAAATATGTGTTTGAACTATTTTCTAATACTAAACTTGAATCTGAATTAGAAGTAGCACCT